AATCAAAAAAAGCATTATGACCTCTAGGCGTTCCAATAAAAAAGGCCCAGCCTTTACGATCAGACAAAGCTGGTCTTAAAACTTCTGGAAATAAACTTTCTGGCATATCAGCCATTTCATCCAGGACAGCTCCATCAAGGTATATACCTCGCAAGCTATCATAATTCTCAGCGCCTAACAGCTGGATCCTAGATCCATTAGGTAAATCACACCTCAGCTCAGTTTCGTGAAACCTAACCATAGGAACTTTACCAGCAAACTGTTTTAGATAATCCCATGCCACAGCTTTTGCCTGGCGGTATGTAGGCGCTATATAAGCGTACCTGGGATTCGTTTGTGAATTTAGTATTGCTGCCCTCAGTAAATGGTTTATGGCCATCACAGTCTTGCCAAATCGCCTATGACACACCACAACTCCCCAGCGATTCTTTACCAGGGCATTATGCAGTTTTGCCTGGAGTGGTCTAGGTGAATACGGAATCTCAATGTTCATGGCTTAGACACTCTTTCATAGGGATATTATAGATATAGCAAGCGGCGGCTTGTTCTGGGGGTACTAGGGGTCCAAAAATTGCAAAAATGCAGCCATATCGGTTAGATACCGCTAACTATTTGTAGGCCACACAACGATTACAAAAGATCCAGAAACAAAATGTCCAGGAAATCTGCCAAATAATTTCTCGTGTGCGAGAATACTGCCAAACAATACCTACAGAAATACGCAGTTCCTAGTTAATCTCCAGATTACCATTCGCCCAGGACAAAGTAACCTGGCCATTATTCTCAGCTGCTTTATCTTCTGCCTTATCCCTAACTCCCAAAGGTTGCATCTGTCTAATATGCTTATCCATATGATCTGCTTGTAATCTTCTTCTTTGTACTTCTGCCATTGCCAGCTTAGGATCGTCTGGTAAAGCCATGTTAACCAGATCAAGTATCTGATCTCGCATTACCTCACATTGCAACGCTCTAGCCTTACGATACATCGAATGAGCATCATCATTCTCTTGTACCCATCTAAGTACAGTTCGCCAGCTTGGTAAGCTCTTAGTATTGTTGCATATCCTGGTTAAGCTTTCGCCCTCAGCAATACGCTCACAGATCTTTTCCATCTGCGGTTTTGTAACTCTAATCTTTATGATCTTAGCCATTGTCCAGCTCAAAAAAAACCTGGCATTATCTACCAGGCGTTAAGTTATGTAATCTTATCGAAAACACTAATATTTTTGATTCATTTAGTCAAGCAACTTGATATTAAAAAAATAATTTAAATTTATTTTGTCATACCCCTTGACTTCTAACGTCAATAGGCCCATATTAGTCATGGAGGTAAAAAAACATGATGACAAAAAAAAGACTTGTTCATGGAACACCAATCACTCCCAAAAGATTATTACCGCAGCTTAAAGGCAAAAGCTTCTGTGTCAGTTATATGCACCCAGAACAGCTTAACGAAGCCATTGAGCTTGTTGGTGATGATGAAGTATTGATCCTGGACAACGGAGCTTTCACTGCCTGGAAGAAAGGCATCACTCTTGATGCTGCCTGGTGGGATGGCTTCTATGCCTGGGCTAATGCTGCAATGGACAAGTGTCCTAATGCAGTTTGTGTGATTCCAGACGTTATCAATGGCAACGAAGCTGAGAACTTGCAGCTTGTAGCTGATGCCATCAAAGGCAACAAAATAAAATATCCAGAAAGAGCAATGGCCATATGGCATATGAATGAGAGTTTTGAGCAGCTAGAAAAGTTATTCAGAATTTTTAACTTCATTGGTTTTGGCAGCTGCGGCGAAGTAGACATCGCCAAGAACAAACCAGGCAGCGCTTACATGGCCAAGATTAAACAAGCCTGGGCGTTTATGACTTACTGGCAAAAAAAGTATGGCATAGACAAACCTTGGATCCACATGATGAGAGGTCTAGGCGTTCTTCACAAAATTGGTTTTGATAGCGCAGATAGCTGCAATATCGCCATGAATCACTGGAGAAACAAAAACAATGTTGTTCACCATGTAGCTCAGTTTGCAGACAGACTTGAAGCCAAGGTCAACAACCAGGAATTGAACGAGCTTCCCTTGTTCAATGTAGCAGCTTAACAACTAAGGAGAAACTATGAGCGCTTTTATCGTAAACCCAAAACACATTGCTGCCCTTGCAGCTTTCACTAAGAAAAATCCAAGCCACTTTTATTGCTATAATCCATTTACAAAAAAGCATATATTTGATGGCACTCCTCCTGGTAAACCAAAAGTAGTAGCTAAGATACTTGCTGAAGCTAACGTCAAGAGTGTTTACGAGCTTGATAAAAGAGTTTTCGGAGATAAGTATAAAGCTAAATACCTTGAGGATCTTATGTTGTTCCCAGCTGATTGTGTCAAAGCTTTAGAAAATATAGGCACTAACGGCCACAACTATTACTTGAGCGATAAAGATATATTCAATATGGCTTGCTGCCTTAACTATCAAAGCTGCGAGGTAGACGGCTGGATAGAAACTGATGCTTACTGGATAATAGAAGCAATCAAACAAAGCGCTGCTAAAGGCATGGCAAGTGATGCTAAAGTTAGCTGGGAATGGAAAGCAGCCTAAAGCTTATAATATAATCTAACCAGGGCATCCTGGTATCTACGTTTAACAATCCTAGGATCATTTAGTCCTAGGATTTTTGCTATCTTAGTCCACTTAGGACCACGATCACGAAATGCAGCTGAGTGAGCTACGGCCCAGGTAAGCTTTCTATCCTGGTCATCCATCTTAGTTAACGCCAGGTCTATAGCTTTATCTAACCTGGTAATCTGATCTGGTGTAGCTTTTATCCTAGTTACACCCATAACATTGTAACCATAACCAGACCATTCAGTTACATAATCTGGCCAGTTCACCATCTTTTGCTTACGAATTGCACCAGGTAATTTTCTTTCAGTTTCAGCAGCTTCAAAGAATAAATCATTTAACTGCGCAATATCCATTACTTGCGCTCATTACGAAGCTTGTCATCCATTTCTCTAAGCCAGGTAAGCTTATCAAATATAGGAATATGATCTAAGTTTATAACTAAATCCTTGTAAGCATCTTCTGAATATCTTTTTTTTAATTTACCCAGGACACGCCTTTGCAATTCATCTATGGGAAACTTTGCGCTGCGATCTACTGCTGCTGCATAAGCTGGATTTTTTCTCTTAGCTGTTAACTTAGCTAAGTTATTAATCTTAGCTAAGTTAGCTAAGTTATGTTTTTTATTTAAGGAATTATTAGGATTGCTAAGCTTAGCGCTAAGCTTAGCACCTGGCTTAACAAAAATTTTACAGTCATCTGGATTCATCTGTCAACCCCCCATGAATAAAAAAATAATTGCCGCCATCCAAATTGTGATCTGAGTTGGCTTCGCCGCAATCCATCCTGGCTAATTTATTTTCAATATGAAATTTTACAGCATCACTTGCATAAAACTTTTCACCTGGTTTTAATTTATTTTTAAAACTTAAATTTAATCGTGCCGCCAGGTTTTCATATAACTCCTGGTAATCACCTAGCTTGTCAGCTCTATCTTTTAGTATTTGTGCAGCTGCTTCTGCATACTGGTGAGGATTCATCTAACAACCCTATCCATGTAATCTACTTTTAATTCTTGAGCTTTCCAGGCTAACTTTTCAGCTGTTTGCTCAGCTTGTGAAAGCGGCCTAGATTTTTTTTTCAGTTCTTTACACAACATTCCTACATGATTAGCGCCAGTTCGATTTGGTTTTGTCATAGTTATTTCCCCCTTAACTTTATTAATCCCTCTAAAAATTCATGCACCTGGTCAACAGATCTGCACAGCTGCCAGTAACAACCAGCCAGCTCCAGCTTGTCTGCAATATGTACCTGGTTAGCTGTTGCCTTACCCTTGCTGCCCTTAACCTCAATAAATATTGATAAAGATGCACCAGACAAAGTTTGATCGCCTGGTACAAATATTTCTATATCTGGCCAGCCTGGTTTAGTTCCCATACGTTTTTGTTTAACTTTAAATGCAACATGACGATTACCCTCATTCGGTGAATGATGATAAATAGATCCAGGCGGCAGCATTAAATCTAGCCATTGTGCGATTCGCAGATGAACTCGATCTTCCGAATCAATTTCTGCGGATGATAAAGTCATTTGGCGTCACGCTCCCCATAGTTACTTCTAAGATCAAACTTAAATGCCTGGCACTTGGCGTGAGCGCTTGCTTATGCTGCTTTGGTAAGCACCATCTACGAGCTACAGTAGCCTCTTTAAAACCAAGTTTTTCAGCTAATTTTTTGTAACTTAAATTTTTATCTAATCTATATTCTTCTAATGTCATGACTGTAGAAGTATCATAGCTTAACTTTTAAAGTCAATAATATTTATTAATTTGACAATAATGACGATAGCCGTCATAGTAACACTAATATAAATCAAGTAACATGACTAAATTACAACATTTAGTGGGGGATCATTATCTTGATTACTATATTTAGTTATCTTTAGTTACAATTTAATGTGATTTTAGAAATTCGATAAAGTGATTTAATAGAATTGAGGTAATATGATATGAACGTAGTACGATTAAACAAAGAACTAAACAAAACGAGTACACTAAAAATGCCTAATAACCTGGATGCCATGATACGCCGAGCTGGTCTGCTAAATAAAGAAGTTGCAGAAAGAAAAGGAATCCGACCAGAAACAGTATCAAGACATATAAGCGGCGCATTACAATTCTCAATAAAAGATGCTGAGGAATATGGAGTGATTTTAGGCTGCACCGCCCAGGATGTATTGTTTGTCCAAAACGCTGTGCCTTTATTTGGCACACTTGATGAAGATATTGTAAAAGTAAGATCTATTACTGATAAAGGTATATCTTATTATGTACCCTATCCATTATCTGATGATAAAAGAATTGTATTAGCTGAACATACTGAGCAAAATAAACGCTGGGCCAATGGTAGAATGTATATATTCAGTAATTTATGTATTGAAAAACAAGCCGTAGATGAAAACTGTTTTATGAGATTATCTATAATGAAAATCAAAGGTGAAGATCTTGTCCGATTCGGTGTTTGTTATCCAGAACCAGGCGGAACATTCTCTGTTGGATTTAATTCTGATAACCATACAAATACCGACCAAAGCAAATCAAGAAAACTTGACGGATCTGATATAAGGCGTGGATTAGAGCTAGTTTGGGCCACACCAATATTGTCGTGTATATTCCAGCCAGATCTATTAGATATACAAGA